AGGTGGAGAAGTTCAACACACAGGTGTTGTACCATTCCTCAAAAAATTTGAGAGCACTGTCCGATGCTGCACTCAAAATGGCATTCGAGGTGGAAGCGCGACTGTCCACTTCCCCATCTGGCACCAAGAAATAGAAGATATTATTGTTCTTAAGAACAACAAAGGTACAGAGGACAATCGCGTAAGAAAACTTGACTACTCCATCCAGATTTCAAAACTTTTCTATGAACGTTTTATCCAAGATAAGGAAATCACGTTATTTTCCCCTCATGATGTTCCTGGTTTGTATGAGAGTTTTGGCACCGATAGGTTTGATGAGTTATATTGCTCTTACGAATCTGATACAAACATCCCCTCCAAAAGAATCGGTGCTCAAAAACTGATTTTAGATCTTCTAAAAGAACGTGCAGAGACTGGAAGATTATATATCATGAACATCGATCACTGTAACTCTCACTCATCATTTAAAGATAAGGTTGAGATGTCTAATCTTTGTCAAGAGATTACTCTTCCAACATATCCTTTGAACCATATTGATGATGAGCATGGTGAAATTGCACTTTGTATTCTTTCTGCTATCAATGTTGGTAAAGTCAAATCTGATGAAGAACTTGAGAATCTTTGTGATCTTTCTGTTCGTGGATTAGAAGAACTAATTGACTATCAAAAGTATCCTGTAAGGGCAGCAGAAATCGCTACAAGGGCACGTAGATCACTTGGTATTGGTTTCATTGGTTTAGCTCATTATTTGGCAAAACTTGGATACAAGTATGGTGATCAAGAGGCATGGGATGCTGTTCATGGACTTGCAGAATCCTTTCAGTATTACCTCCTGAAGTCTTCTAATCAACTTGCTAAAGAAAAAGGACATTGTGAATATTTTGGACGCACTAAGTATGCAGATGGTATCCTTCCTATTGATACTTACAAGAAAGATGTTGATGAAATCTCTAATCAAAAATTAGAACATGATTGGGAAAGTCTTAGAGAATCTATCTCCACCCACGGTTTACGGCACTCAACACTGTCCGCTCAGATGCCATCGGAGAGCAGTTCCGTTGTGTCAAACGCAACAAATGGAATCGAGCCACCTAGAGACTATTTGTCCGTTAAGAAGAGTAAGAAGGGCCCGCTTAAGCAGATTGTCCCGTCTTACGCGACTCTCAAGAACAACTATACGCTTTTGTGGGATATGCCTAACAATAGGGGTTATATTAATGTTGTTGCTGTGATGCAAAAATTCTTTGATCAGGCAATTTCTGGTAATTGGAGTTACAATCCTGAAAATTATCCTGATAATGAAGTGCCAGTGTCCATCATGGCACAAGACTTTTTAACTACATATAAGTACGGTTGGAAAACCTCTTATTATCAGAACACAAATGATCTAAAGTCTGATGAAGTGGAGGAAAGCAAAGAAAAACTGAATAGTATTTTAGAAGAATTAGAACAAGTCGAGGAGGGAGAGTGTGAATCCTGTGCAGTTTAAGGTTTCATCAGAAGAAAATGTGAAAGCAGAAATCGGAGGAATGACTGTTTTCAATACAGAGCAAGTAGATACCAAAAAGCAACCTATGTTTTTTGGTAAACCATTAGGAGTACAGAGGTATGACTCCTATAAGCATCCAGTTTTCGATAGATTAACAACACAACAACTTGGATATTTTTGGCGTCCTGAAGAAGTATCTTTGCAAAAAGATCGTGGAGACTATCAAACTCTTCGTCCAGAACAAAAGCATATTTACACTTCTAATCTGAAGTATCAAATCATGCTTGATTCCATTCAAGGTAGAGGCCCTGGAATGGCATTCATTCCTTATTGCTCTCTACCTGAATTAGAGGCATGTATGGAAGTCTGGGGATTCATGGAAATGATTCATAGTCGTTCATACACTTATATCATCAAGAACGTCTATTCTGATCCTTCAGAGGTATTCGATAAGATCGTCACTGATGAGCGCATTCTAGAACGTGCTAGTAGCGTTACAGAGGCATATGATGATTTTATCAATGGTGCTCAGAACTGGGGCACTGGAAAAATGTGGACTAAAGATTTTAGAGATTCACCCACGGCACAATGGGAGATTAATGATATCAAGCGTAAACTTTATAGAGCAGTTGCAAACGTCAACATCTTAGAGGGTATTCGTTTCTATGTTAGTTTCGCTTGCAGCTTTGCATTTGGCGAACTTAAACTTATGGAAGGATCCGCAAAGATTATCTCACTTATCGCTAGAGATGAGAACCAGCATCTTGCTATCACACAAAACATTCTTAATAAGTGGAAACAGGGTGATGATCCTGAAATGAAACAAATCATGAAGGAAGAAGAAGAGTGGACTTACAAAATGTTTGATCGAGCTGTCAATGAAGAAAAACGTTGGGCAGATTATCTGTTTAGAGATGGTTCAATGATAGGCCTGAACGACAAACTTCTTCAGCAGTATGTTGAGTGGATTGCTAACCGTCGTTTGAAGTCTATTGGATTGAAACCTCAATACGATATTCCTGCAACTGCCAACCCTCTTCCCTGGACTCAGCATTGGATTTCATCTAAAGGACTTCAAGTAGCACCACAGGAGACTGAAGTAGAGTCTTATGTTGTTGGTGGTATAAAGCAAGACGTTAAAAAAGATACTTTCTCTGGATTTCAACTTTGAGTTAGGAAAAGATAACAGAGTCCTCAACTTAAGTTGACGGACTCTTTTTTTGTGCTTAAATAGTAGACATATCGCATAATATTATGCATAAAATTAATACTGTTGATATTAGTTCGGCAATCGGTGATCATCTTACATTTACTTTAGGGAAGAAACCAAAAACCGAAACCGCTCATGATGTGTATATGGCATTGTGTTATGCCATTAGGGATAGGATGATGGCATCTTATCATAATAATCCCAAACCAAATAAAACAGTAGCATACTTATCTGCAGAGTTTTTAATTGGGCCTCAGTTAGCGAATAATTTACTCAATCTTGGATTGAAAGAAGTTGCAGCAGAATCTGTAAAAGAGTATGGATATTCTCTTGATGAGATTTTAGAACAAGCAGAAGAACCTGGATTAGGTAATGGTGGATTAGGTAGACTCGCTGCTTGCTATATGGAGTCTCTTTCCACTCTGAAGGTTCCTGCAACGGGATATGGCATTAGATACAAGTTTGGCATTTTCAAGCAGAGTATACACAACAATCAGCAGGTAGAAGTTACTGATAACTGGTTGCACGGTGATTGGCCTTGGGAAGTTAGTTATCCAGATCAATCTGTAAAAGTTGGATTTGGTGGTAAAGTCGAGCACTACACTTCAAACAATGGTGATAATACTAAAAGAGTGCGCTGGGTGCCTGAGGAGTACGTCTTTGCGGTTCCTTATGATGTTCTTCAAGTTGGATATAATGTTGAGGGGTGCAATAAATTAAGACTCTGGAGAGCAGATGCTTGCGATGTATTTGATTTTGATGCATTTAACCAAGGAGACTACCTGGGCTCTGTAGAGAAGTGTGTTTTTACTGAGACTATCTCTAAAGTTCTTTATCCAAATGATGGAACTTGCCAAGGAAAGAGACTGCGATTAAAGCAACAGTTTTTCTTTGTCAGTGCTTCACTTCAAGACATGATCAGAACTCTGAAAGAAAACAATATTTCTTTAGAATATTTTCATAAACACTATCAAGTTCAATTAAATGATACTCATCCAGCAGTAGCTGTTGCCGAATTAATGAGACTTCTCGTTGATGATAATAGACTTGACTGGGATCTTGCATGGGATATTACAACTAAGTCAATTGCATATACTAATCACACACTGCTTCCAGAAGCACTTGAGAAGTGGGATTTGAAAATGTTTGGTGATTTATTACCTAGACACCTTGAGATCATCTATGACATCAACCATAGGTTCTTACAGGTTGTTAGAATGAAGTATCCTGGAGATGATAAAATTCTTAGGAAACTTTCGATCATTGATGAGGATGGAAACAGATCTGTTCGCATGGCAAACCTTGCAACAGTTGGATCTCATCATGTAAATGGTGTTGCCGCTCTTCACTCCGATCTTATCACTAAGAATCTCATGCCAGAGTTCTATGAACTTTGGCCTCATAAGTTTACTAATGTTACTAATGGTGTAACACCTAGAAGGTGGTTAGCAAGTTCTAACACAGCATTAAGTGAAGTTATTACTGATTATATTGGTTCTGATTGGATAACTGATATGAGTAAACTTCAAGGACTTGAGGGTGGACTTGAAGATTCTAATTTGCTTGAAAAGATTTCAAACACTAAAACTTTAGGAAAGCATAAACTGTCTCAATATATACAGAAAACTCTTGGTGTGTCTGTTGATCCGTCAAGTATGTTTGACGTTCAAGTAAAGAGGATTCATGAATACAAACGCCAGCATCTCCTCGCTCTATGGGTAGTTTCCCGGTACGTGTATATTAAAAACCATAAAGATGATTATGTTGTTCCTCGTACAGTAATCTTTGGTGGTAAAGCTGCTCCAGGATACTGGATGGCAAAACTTATTATCAGATTTATTTGCTCTATTGCCGAGACAATAAACAGTGATCCTGATATGGATGGAAAGTTAAAAGTTATCTTTCTTCCAAACTATAGTGTTAAACTTGGAGAAAAAGTGTATCCTGCTGCTGATTTATCGGAGCAGATCTCTACAGCAGGTAAGGAAGCATCTGGCACTGGTAATATGAAGTTCCAGATGAATGGCGCTTTGACTATCGGCACCCTCGATGGTGCTAACGTTGAAATCCGTGATCTGGTTGGAGAAGAGAACTTCTTCCTCTTTGGAAATACTGAAGAACAAATTGGTGAATTGTGGAAGGAAGGATATAATCCTAAACATTTTATGAGTTCTAAATTATTTGAAGCAATTCAGCTAATAAAATCGGGACATTTTAGTGGAGGAGATAGAGAAATATTCAAACCATTGGTAGATAATATTATGGATCATGATCCATTCTGTGTATGTGCTGATTTTGAAGATTATAATCGTGCTCAAAGTGTTGTAGATACTACTTGGGGAAATCGTGAAGAATGGAGTCGTAAGTCATTGATAAATATCGCTAGATCTGGATTCTTTTCATCAGATCGATCAATTCAAGATTACTGCGATCTTATTTGGAAGATATAATTAATCGAAACAGAACTTATTATTTCTCATAACAACTTCATAGATTCCTTCTCTTTCGTTTACGAAAAATCTCCCTTCAATATTTGTGTTATAATAATCATCAGTCATTAGAACATCTCTTTTAAATTGCTCCATAGTTTCATAATAAGACATAGATTTTTTGTGTGGACACAAGTAAAGTATTTCTCTTAAAAAATTATCTCCACCAAGAAGTTTTACATCTTCATTTAACTCATCGCAAGATCCAAAGTATTTTTTCCAATCACTCTCTTTAGTTTTTCTTCTTCCAGTTTTTTTATCTTTTCTTCTTGTCCAAAAAGATTTTTTGCCAATATATTTTCTATCATTTGTTAGATTTGTTATGAGATAAACAAATCCCTCAATGCCTTTAGGAGCCTCTATAAATTCATTTTCGTTATATCTCCAAGACATAAAAATACTTTCTACCATAAAAATATTTATAGTGAAAGTATTTATAATTTTTAATCAATAATTTTATAATAAATAGAATGACGACATTGACAAATTCGGTAAGCAAAATTTTAGCAGAACTATTATCAGTCTTCATAAAACGAAGGGCAAAACTAATTTTGAAGAAACCAGACAACTCTTTGTCAAGGGATTCTGTAAAGACTCCATTGACAACGGAGTTTCAAAGTTCTACAATAGTAACATCCTCAGCAGATACCTCCGAAAAGACTATTATGGAAACGACGGACGTAGTAATGCAAGCTCGTAATTGGGCTATCACACATATTGAAAATATGGCAAAAACAGAATCTGCCGATCAAATTTACGATAGACTTGCAATGATGGATGAATGGTACGAGTGGTTCGATCTTGACAAAATGGATGGAATGGACTATATT